TTGGCTCCTGCCTCCACAATCTCGCCCACATTATCCACCATCTCCCACACAAGGGCAGAAGGGGGTGCAGGGCAACGAGTGGTGAGATCAATGAGATAAGGGGTTCCCTCCTCTGTAACTCGGATTTCGGTGCTGAACCATTGACGATACTTGGCTTCCTCCATGAAGGGAGCCAGCTTCTCATTCACCACCTTAACAGGCTCGGAAAGATCAGCGTAGTCCCTAACGCATCCCACATAGCCGCAATCCTTGACTTCAACTCCAGTCAAGCAAGTGGAGGGATATTTGCCATCAATGCAATAGCCGTCATATCCTGCCTCTACAACGCTTTCCACCTTATGCTCTATGATGAACGGGAAGATATTACAAAGGCCACCAAGGGCATCCCAAAGCTCATTAACGCGAGGCTCTGCCAGCTTCCATGTAGGTGCATAGAAGGTTTCAGCTAGTCCTCGGAAGCCGCTGATCTTCACATACACATCGTCGTTGTTCTCAAGGTACTCACGCAGGGCTGGCATACCAGTAACGAGAGCAGTCTTGCCCACAGGAAGGCCAAGCTCCCTCATGGTTTCCTTTGCCCTCCACCTCTGCACTTCTAGCTTCTCTCCAAGCCCTGCCGCCCATACGGGAATGCCAAGGGAGCGGATATGCTCTGCGAGATACATGAATCCCACATCGGGGATCACAACGAAGTCAACGTCTAGGTTTTCTTCCCAACTATTGACTCGCTCAATTCCTTTAAGCCCCTCGCCAATAAACGCAGGGCCAGGGATCGGGAACGACTTTTCGTTGAAAGGAACAAAGTACCTCACCTCATGCTCTTCAGCCAATCGCTCTGCGAATGCCGTGAAAAGCCCGTGATCAATTACTAAACACTTACTCATTTGATTTTATTTAGAGTGTCCTTGATAGACTGCTTCGCTCCTCTGGCGTGTTGCTTGTCAAGCATGGATGCAATTTTGTCTGCTTCTGTTACCTGTTGCTTGGTTGCATTAGGAACCTCATCTCCAGAAAGAATCCTAGAAATAATTGACTGCTTAAACGCTAGATCGTTTGTGGCATACTGACCAAGCCCCTTTCTCCAGCTTTGTTGTTCTTTAGGAATATCAAATTGCGGAGTATACCCCTTCTCTCCCATTAAATGCCTAGCCGCCTCAATTCGCAAAAGCCCAGCCCTTTTCTTGGGATCTTGCATATATTCATTGTATGGATTGGGAACTAGAACACGGGGGGATTTAGGATCGCTTCCATTCTCTCCACCTCCCCATGCCATGCCAGCAACATGAGGATTTTCCTTAAAATAGGAATCCAATCCAAGTTGATTTGCATCCATTACTGGATACCCATATGCGATTTCGTTACTCATGTTCCCATCTCCTGTGCCTGCATCTCACGGAGATCGTGAATTAGATTCTTCATTTGAATTGTGCGGTCAGACTCAACGCCGTGGAAGTTGCGGTTATACATGAAGTAACGCTCATAAACGAGCGAGATAATTTCCTCCAGCATTTCCTGCCTTCCAATCTTCTCAATGTTTGGAGCGTTAAGCGTGGTGAGCTTTTCTTGAATGTATCGGGAAGCAAGAGAATCAGTATCCTCGTTAGTTAGGTCAACAATCACATTCGTGAGTTGCTCAACCCTCTTGCGTAATTGTTCTAATTCGTTATGCGTTTCCATGACCAATGCGCTTGAGTTCCCGATCAATATACCAACGAGCTTTAAGCAGGTCGGTCACTTCCTCGTCAGGGTTCTTATGCCCTGCGCGAGTGATATACTTCACCGCATTGCCGCGATTGAAGTTCATGTGTTCTGTGATGGTAATCACCTCAATCGGATAAACCGATTTGTAGTGACTCGGATTCACGGGGTCATTACTCCCGCTTTCGTTTTTCATTTTGGTTTTGGTGGGGTTACTTGGGGATTATGCCCCTTCTATTAAGTTCGTCAAGCAATTCTTTTGTAGTGAAATTTTGGAGAGTTCCGAACTTCCTTCTATTTTTGCCTTGTTCTTTAGGACTTGCCCATCGAACATTACTTGGCTCGTAGTTGCCATCATTATCAATACGATCAAGGGTATATGATGGATGTGGTTTATTGCCAACATCGTGAAGGAAGTTTATGAACCCATTTTCACCAAGCCATTTTTTGCAAACTCGTATTCCCCTTTCGTGGTAGTTCCTGTTTTCATATTTCCCAGCTTTCCCGTCACATCTACGCCGCATTGCCATCCATGAACGATACTCTGTTGTTTTGGTAAGCCCGTGCTTGGTGTTTGCTTTCCCAACTTCCCTTGTTTTATCTCTAGCCAAACATCCGCAACTTTTTGTATGCCCCGCAGACAAACTTCTTCCTGTGGTTTTTATTCTGTTTCCGCATTCGCAATCAGCAATCCATACAACGCAAGCATTCTTTCTTTCATCGGTAGGACAAATTGCAGTAAGTTTTCCAAACTTTCCACCAGATAGGTTTTTAGCATTGGTGTGCATTATGGAGCTATTGTGCTGTATTTAGAGGCTAATTTTACCTTGTCGATCATAAGCCTCTGTGCCATTTGCTTGTCTTTAAGAGCAAGCTGATGTTGAGTTTTTGCGGCCTTAATCTGCATATCGTTTTGAGCCTTCGCCCGATCCAGCATGATCTTATTCTGGGCAACTGCCATCTTCGGATCTTGCGGCTGGTTCTGCTGTTGCTGTTGAGCTTGCTCCTGCTCGTTGATCTGCTCTGCCAGTTTGTTCAACTGATCGGCAATCTTCATCAACTCGCTAGTCTGCTCATTGAGATTATCAAACTGCTCCTTGCGAGTCGGGTCTTCCTCCAGATACTTGAGGTGAGTGAGGATGTGCGGGATCGCGGCCTGCATAGTAACAGCGGCCTTGCGAGGATCTTCCTTCTGGCTCTGCACGGCCTCCACGATACTTCCTGCATACTGGAGGTGGACTGTGAGATGAACGTAGTGGTTCTGATCGGGATCAATCAGCACTTGACCACCAGAAGCAAAGGCATTGTTCTCAAGGGAAGCAATCGAAAGATCGTTGCCCTCTGGCTTCTCCTCTTCGGGGATACCAAACGTCTCCACTCCTGTCTGACCAGCAATGGCGGCAATGTTGGCATTGATAACCCGCTTGCGATTGCTCTCTGGAAGCTGGGGGAGATATTCGCTGATAAGCTCCATAGCCTGCATACGGGCGGCAGAGCTTCCCTGACCAATGCTACGAGTTGCCTTGACTGAATCAATATCAAGCAGAGCGGCTTTAGGCACTCCGCGATTGATGCAAGCTTCTTGGAAGGCAATAGCCTCTGGGCCACCATGATCTTCCTCAACGATGTTGGGATTAGATGCACGGCGATAGACTTCCCGATAATGAGTGTCGAGAGCTTGGAGATAGATTTCAGCGCGGGTATTGGTGAGTCGGCTCTTCTCTCCGATCTCTGCTTCAACTTCCTTATTGCTCTTCTTGCGGCCTCCAGCAACGGATGGCATGAAGCTACCAATATCGTCGCTCTCCTGACCTTGGAACATCTGGGCAACCTGCATGGCTCCTGCCAGCTTGGAGGTTGTTCCGACCTGCACGAAGTTCATGCCAGGTGGAAGGATGCGATAAGGCCCAATCTGAACAGTCTTGAGAGACTCGGCATCCTTGGCAGACTGCGGCTGGATCATCACCGCACTATCCACAATCACTCCCTCAAGGAGAGCATTGTTGATGCGATCCATAGCCTGTGCATACTTATACACCTTCTGGCCTAGCCCTCTCACGCCATGATAGAAGCCATTACCCACTCCGTTTAGGAAGATGGTGAAGGCGTTGCTAAAGCTCTTGTAGCAGGACTCGCGGCGGCAAAGGAACTCGGTGGAGTTCAGACGATCAAAGACATAGTGGGAAATACGACCATCGTATTCCTTCACATACATATGAGCCACCTTGATGATCTTGCTCTTGGCGTAGGAATAGTAGAGCGAGTTATTCTTGAACTCCTTCTGATACCACTCCCAAGGACGGCGTTGATCCTGCTCGTCCACCTTGGCCTGCATGATGGCTTCCTTACACTCCTCAACATCCCATCCTCCACGGGAGGCGGCTTCTTCGTTCTCAATGTATCGGTAAAGCTCCTCCGTATACATATCGTCCAGAACGTAACAGAACTCCCAGTTCTGCCAATCCACAGTCGATCCCTTGGGGACAATCAACTGCCAAGGCTCAACTGCCCTAGCCTTGAAATCCATAGCATCAGACCAGAACATACAAGCCTGACCATGAATCACCAACTGCTTGTGAGCAACTTGGTGCTGGAGGATGAAATTAGGATTGGTCTTGTCTAGGAGGCGATGGAACTCCTCCGTGATGATTCGGCTCCATTCCTCGCGCTTGCCCATGTCCTTACCATACTTGGTCTTGACTGTGGCATAGCTTCCTACAGAGGTGAGAATGTCAAAGTAAGGGATAACTGCCGCTTCAATCTTGGCCTCGGCATGACCCCAGTTCACGTTGATCCGATCTCCCTGACCCATTTCTTTAAGCTGGGTATCGTTAAAGGGGGAGTTGCCGTCAATCTGACCTTGGATCTGCGCCCTACGATAAGAAGCAATCTGATCGTCATCAATCAGCGTGTAGAGCATTGCCCTAGCGGAACCTGCATCCTGCACCCTTGTTTTCGGAATCTCATTCTCGTCGAGGTCTAGGAGGCCGTAAGGCTGATTGGTATTGTTGGTCATAGATGCAGTTGAGAGGATGCTTCAGAAAGGCTATTGGCTTTAAGCCAGCACCAATCTGGACGCTTGTTAGTTGTCTCTTCTTTCTCGCCTTTTAGCAAGATATTTTTCTTGACATGAACAATGGCATCGTTACGGCAACCGCAGATGCCGCAATTCTGGAGCATATAATCTACAGAGGTCTTCCTTTGCCCTCTCACTTCTGCCACCATATCTAATATCACTCTAGCTCCTCCACATCCCATACAGAAGCTACTCTTTTGATTGTAATAACATCTGGTGCAAATCTTGGCCCTTTCCTCTGCCTCGGCTTGATCTACGAAAGGATCTCCCCCTGTGGCGGCTTCAGTAGCTAACGCCGATAGGCTCTTGATCCCCTTTAGGATATTGTCAAAGGAGAGGATGGGCGTATTGCCCTCATGTTGCTTCCCGTCAGAGTAATAGCACCACCCCGATGGGAGTTGGCGGCAGAGTTGATCTACCACCAACTCTTTCCATTGGTCGGGGAGGGGAATGTTGTTGTCGCGGTAGTGTTGCTCTACCTTATCAAAAAGCTCTGCTAGGGTGTGAATGTCGGCAATGCGATACCCTGTCTCTGGGACTGTGAATCGGTAGTTGCCTGGGGGGACTTGATCCTCCCTAGATAGCTTTAGGATGCTCATATCAGTTTCCGTATTCTCGTAGCCCAGCTTGGCAAAGTTCTTCATGGGCTTGGGCTAGTTGTGTTTCCAAATCGTAAATCCACTTTGGATCTACAAAGACCTTTCCTTGTTTTATTTGTTCTATTTCCTTTTTTGCTTCAGAAAGTTCAACTTCCAATTCTCTAGCAAGATCCCAAATCTTGTAAGATGGAATATCTGTATCATCCAAATAATCAACTCTTGGGGTGTTGCTCATATTATTTTCTGTTACTACTCTTGGGGCGTATTACATTGATACTATCGTTGGGTAGTATGTTTTCACTCCATTTTTTGAGTAAGCTATGGTCAATATTCCTCCCGAAGATTTTGTCGTAGTTCTTTCTGTAATCATCTCCCTTTACGGGGCGAGGTGCATCTCCTTTTCCTGCGCTCACGATAGTCGGCAGTTAAGCTCATCCTTGAGCCGTTGATTCTGGGCCTTGAGTTCTTGGTATCCGTTGTCATTGGCAAGACAGGCATGGTATCCAGCTTGGAACGCCATGCTCATGTATTCCCTATGCCCATCGGCATTACCATGATTCTTACTGAAGGTTCGGATGCCAAAGGTATCGAACCACTCGTTAAAGAAGTCTGCGGAGTTAGTCATATTCTTCGGGGCTTTCTTCGTGCCAAGGGATGTCTTCATCTTCGTTGTCAGGTAGATTGTTGGGAAAAGAGATCATAGATTTGAGAAATAAGCTCTCCTGTTGCATCAACTGATTCTTCTGATAGATCAGGTAAACGAGCATGGATTGTCTCATGCGCCAGCACAGACAAGAGACTGCGAGAGCGTCGATTATTGATGGTGATCCTGCGCTTGTCGTAGTCGCAGAGTCCATCGGCGTTTCGTGGTGATCCATAGCCTACGTGCCATTTTTCACCATTGATCTCAACTTGTCCAAGCGATTTGAATTTCATCGTGGTCTGAACATCTCCGTTATTACCCAAAGGGTAATCACGGCAAAGATGAAGATAGTGAATGCGTTCATTTGCGCTTGGTGATGATCATGCCCTTACGCTCAACGTAGTAATATCCATCCTCAAGCGTGACACGATACTCAATGTTTCCATCCTTCATATCTTCCACCACATTATCAAGCCACTTCATCTCTTGGGGGATGACTGGAGAATACGGGCCAGCAAGGATGGTGAAGTCAGGTTCAATCGTATATTCGTTAGCTATTTTGTGCATTTGAGTTTGTAATGAGGTGTTGGGTATGTTTTGCCAGAAGGGGTGATGACTCGGAATTTTTTTATCTCCATGATTCCAGCCGCAACTAATTTAGACAATCTTTTGTTGGTAAAAGCGGCTTCTATATTCCATCTTTTAGCCCATTCGTCTCTAGGAAAGAAATCCTTTTCTACCTTATCGCAAGATTTCTGGTTTAGCCTAGCTATGATTGTTGCGTAATCGTTTGCACTCATATCGGCAACCTCCATTCTTTCTGAAACTCATTACGGGTCAGGAGCCAAATTGCTGAGTCTTTTGGCCCGATCTCTCCGAACACAAGCCCTTGCCTCCATCCGAAGGTAGCTCGCCTGCATTTTGCATAATCCATCTCACCTCGTCGCGTAAGTGTCCCCACGCAATATCCTGTGCTTTCTTGGAATGTGCGGCCCTCTCCGATCTGCGCTCTATGTGTGTGAGCAAAGATGACCTGCCCCCCGTACATTTCTGCCATATCTCTAGCACTATTTTCATTATAGATCGTACCATGTGTGAATGTAACATTTCCAATTACTAACCTCTGAAACACACCATCATACGGGATGCGGCGACAACCCATCTCAATAAAAGCCCGATCAATGTAGTCGGTCGCCTTTTGCGCGGCGTATGCCACAACAGCGTTACGATGGGATAACATTCGCGGGATTCTGTCTTCATGGTTTCCATCCAGCACATGAGTTGGTCGATATTGTCGAAGGAAAGCAAGTCCTCCATCAATGTCGGGGTCAACTGGTTCTGATTCGTCAGAACTTCCAGCCGCGCCGCTTCTCCATGCGGTAGTATCACACCAATCACCCAAGTGAACCACAATGGATGGATTCCACTTATCACGCAAGGATAGGACGGCTTCTGTAGCTGTATGATCAGCGTACTTTCCGTGACTACATCCCACAGCGATGAATCGTTCATACTTGGTAGCAATATGGGGGGCTTTCGCCCCCCTTGCCTTTGCTTTAGGCTTTTTCATCTGGGGTGATATTTGCCTTGGCTCCGTTGGTAGGAACAAGGCTAATCAGTTGCCACTTGGACGGGTCGTTCTTGCCAGGGGATACTCCAGCATCCACCTTAACCAAAGCTAGGTCAGTAGCAGTAGCGTAGAGCTTCTTGTCAAACGTGAGGGCTTCGGCCTTGCCGTCAAACTCAATGCAGAAGAAGGTGCTTTTCTTCCCTTGGATTTCGCGGATGTTGGTGATCTCCACGTTCTTCCAAGTTGCCGTTGCCTTTGGCTCCTCCTTGCTCACTTCCCTGACAGGAGACTTGGCTGGTGCTGGCTCTGGCTTCTTGACAAGTCCTGTGCTTACGTTTCCATCATCGTCATCCTCGGAGGCAATCCCCAATACTGCGGCTAGGGCGTAGCGACGAGCGTAGGTGATGGCAGATCCAACCCCCTGCGGGGACTGATCCTTCAGCGGAAGCAGAAGCGTGGAAGATGTGGATGCACCATCCTTGTGAATGATGACTGTTTCAACACCAGCGGTTCCCTCCATAAAAAGAGGTTGCTGGATTACTGCCAGACCATTTTTTGCAAGGACTGGTCGGGTGGCATCAATGATCGCATCCAGAGGAGCATACTTGCTCTTAAAGTACGGGTTAGCGGCTGTCTTGGCTACATTAGAAAGCTCTCCTACTGCCTTAACCAAGGCTTCGGAAAGAGCTTTATTTTCATTTGTGTTTTCCATTTTTGTTGTTGGGTTATCCTCTATCGTCGGCTTCGATCATCGAATCGTCGATATAGGAAATTGCTTCGTCTAGCGTGACTCGTAGGGATTCCAATGTCTCAAGAAGAAGCTGAACCTTCTCCTCTGGCGACATTGGGCTTGATGCTGATGCGCTCATTTGAGGATGGCGACGAACAGCGCGATGGTGGACACAACGCTGAAAACAATCGTTGTGACTTTCCAAGCGTCCACGCTTTCTGCAAGCTCTCGCGTTGCTTGTCGGGAGTCAAGGAGTGAGTCAAGAAGGTCTGCGAGAATGAGGTCTTGATTGGACTCATTGGATTTTTTTGTGGGTTTGGTTGTTGTTGGCTTTCTCATGGCGAGGCGAGAATTATCCAGCGATATGCAGGATGCAAGCACCAAAATAAAAAATTTTCATTGACCCTCTTTAGGCTTGACACACTTTCCCCAAACCCCCTATGTACCCCCATACTCTCCTCCTGCGGAGGGCTACACGATTCCGTTGATTCTGCTCAAGTCATCCACCCTCGCCAACCACCCTTTTAAGAATTTCTTGAGCGTTGGCTTCGCCTCTGCAAGCCGATTGTAGAAGCCTCTACGGGCATCTTGATACTTCTTTGGATCTCTTCCAGATGCATTCAAAAATGAATGCGCTCGGCCCACGCCGCAATTGACAGCCGCATCGAAGTAAAGCCAGTCGATAGGGCTTGGAAGATGGTCGCACCCATATCTCAACCATTCATTCCAGTAGATCGTTGTGGCCTCATCAGCGGTGAGATTCTTGATGTCGATGTTGGGATGAGAGCGTTGGTCTACGCCATAACGGGTCGCGCCACCTGGATCGTCTTTGTCGTTCTCAAATTCCATTCCCTCATGGTCAAACAACCAAGGGATGATCACGTTCTTAAAGCGACTCGTCATCGTAGTAGCGAGGGCGAGGCAGTCTGAAGTTTTTAACTTCTACGGCAGGAGCCTCCTCATTGGAGTCAATCTTCTGATCCTCGTCAATATGCTGGAGGACACTCATCCCCTTGAAGTCAACTACTGCCTGACCAGTAATCAAAGTGGTTGCGATGGCGGCAAAAAACATAACCACAAGATTTGCCAACTCTGTGATCTCTTTTGCGGCTTCAGCATGAAGGAGAATAAGAATAGCAGAAATGCTAAAGACAACCAACACAGCACCAGCCGCAACGAAAGCATAGAGTGCCTTCTTTGACTCACTCGCTGGTTGCGTGAGCTTCTTTTCAATTACAGAGCGAATCGCCATGCCGTCTTGATCCCGATGTAGCCTACAACGCAAAGGATGGACGCAATGGCAATGCTCCTCCAGATCCAGAGTTCCTTTAGAGCCTTCTCCTGCTTCTCGTACCAATAGAGCGCATCTTCTTGCGCTTTAGCGAGGAGGGCCGTTTGCTTCTCCACTTGCGCTTGGTAGTTTGCAAGCGACTTCTGGAGGTCAATGTAGGCCGCTTTCCCTTCTGGTTTAACGTAATGAGCGACACGAGCAACATTGCGTTGAACTTCAACAGAGCTAGGAGGCGTGAAATGATCTTCATGGTGAGCGCATCCCACCAGCATAAGCATTGCAAGCCCTGCAATGATATGGGTGGCTTTCATTTTTTAGTGCGATCTTTGTGATCTGCGTAAAGGTCGTAGGCCAACTTTGCAAAAGAAGCGAGTCCAACAAGGATACCAATGACCATGCTCAACAGCCGAAGCTCTAGGTCTAAAGCAGGGTCTAGGGAGATCGTAGCCGCCGCGATAGGTGCGGTGAACCCGATTGCTCCAGTAGCGGCTGTGTCGATATGGTGAACCATTACTACAGATAGAATGCAGTTACATCCACCCCAGTTGCTCCCATTAGGGTAGATCCACCAAAGGTTGTGGTAAGACCTAAAGCAAACCCATTCACAAGATTAAATCCACTTGGAATTAAGGGGGCGGTAATAACTGAATTTGCACGAGCGCGGATCACAAACACAGGCGTTGTTGATGAAGTCGCGGAGGCAGAATCATACACCGAAAGGAAATAATCTGTTCCAGTTGTATTGTTCAAAACAACTGTTCCAAGGAGGGCGGCACTATTCTTTGCTTGGACAAGGTTATTTGTAGATGTTGCGCTAGAAGTAAATGATTTTACAGAAGTAAGTCCATTCCCGATAGCAGGAACCACATTCACATCAAAAGCGTTTCCTCCAGCCGTGATGTTTTGAGATCCCAAAGAAACAATATCAAGAATTTTACATAGAGTAATATTCTCCCCATCATTGGGATTGGCGTAGGTCGGGTTATAGACAGCAGGGTATCCACTCATAAATTATTCCTCCTCGCCTCCTTCGGCGTATTGTTCTCCAGTATCTTCCATTTCGGCAGATCCGCTTTTATCTTGCATAGCCGCAAGCTGTTCCTTAACGGCTTGTTTAGCTCCCTTGGGCTTCTCTTCCTTATCGGACTTACCTACAATTGGAGTTTTGTCCTCACCAATAGCTAGGATGTAAATCTGGTCGCCGTCGATCTTAAATGAGGCAATGTCGCTAAATTCTGCCCCATCCTTTACACCAGAGGGAACATTGTAATCTTTAGGGATGGAGAATGAGGTAGCCATGATTTCTTTATATTTATTTTTACTAAATCAAGCAATGCTTTTATTTACTATGAATTAGAAATAGATTCAGTAGGCTCTGTAGGCAAAGTGAAAATGTTATTTTCGGCATCGTAGATCATACCGATCCCTGCGTAGTGATAACGAAAAGCTGGTTTCCCGTCTGGTAATCCATCCGGCCCGTAGTGAACGCCTTCCCTCGTGTTGTAGGAGGTCTGCTTGTAGGTTTCACCCGTGCGAGCTGTAAGTTCGTTTTCATCGTCCTCATTACGACCTACGACAACGGCGATGACTCGGTTCTGTTCGTCGAGTTTTGCGAAGTGTGCCATATCAAGAGAAAGTGACGGTTTCGGACGTGGTGGACGTAGCCGTGATGTCGTAAGTCGTAAATCCACCAGATGAGGAATTGGTCTGCGTGACGCCAGCAGAAAAGGTTGCAATGATACCGCTAGGGATACGGAAAGAAATGCAACCAGACCCTCCAGAAGATCCTGCTGTTGCTATAGCATTTGCATAAACAGGGCCACCCGCTCCCCCTCCAGTATTTGCTGAACCAGATGCTCCAGCATTTTGACCAGATCCTCCCCATCCACCTCGACCTCCTCCTCCATTTCCTCCTGCGCCAAAAACCGAAGCACTATAACCAGATGATCCTTGCCCACCTCCTCCACCACCACAGACATACAACGTGCCAGAAACATTCTGACCAAGAGTCGAACCGCTGATTGGATTGGCAGTCCCATTGCCTCCATTGCCAGATGATCCAGAGCTAGTTCCCAAGCCTCCCGTTGCTGATGAACCACCTCCACCAGAGCCATTGTATGTATTGAATGCGGGAACTGCACCGCCAGCATTTCCCTGTCCAGAAATCAAAGCGGGAGCGGCGTAGCTAGTTCCTACCGTGTAAAAAGCACCACCGCCTCCGCTTCCTCCGGGTTGGCCTGCTCCGTAGTGCATGGATGAGCCACCGCCCAGCGCGAGATACGGCCCGAAGGAGCTGTTAGATCCATTGGTTCCATGACCAGCCGACGTATTTGCACTTGTTCCACCCGATCCACCTGCACCGACCACGATGTTGTAAGCGACGTTTTTGAGTAGCGTGGCAGACGACTGGTAATTATACCCTCCTGCTCCTGCTCCAGCAGGCCCAATGTTGGCTGTTCCACCATTGCCTCCCGACCCGCCGCCGCCGCCCACGACGAGGATCTGGGCAGTAAGAGTCTGCGAACCTGATGGGCCGAAGAAGGGCATGGCTTATGCAGAGAGGATGGAGTAGGTCACGCCAGAGGTGGAACCGAGCAACCAGCAAGCCTGTGTCGGAATCACGGGGAACTCGTAGCCTTGGCCTGCCGTGAGGGCAAACGATGCCGAGGTGCAGACCGTGGCAGCAGACCCGAATCCGATGTAGAGGGTTCCGCTCGTTGCCGTGTTCTGAATGGCTAGGAGCTTGGAAGCCGAAGATGCCGCAAGTGCCTGTGTCGAGGTTCCCGTTGCCGCTGTTCCTGTGGTCTGGGTCAGGGTGGCGATGGTGGGAGGAAGCACTGCACCGATGGTGTTGCCGCCAGAGTTAATTCCAACAGAAACATTTCCTACGATTGACGTGTAAAGTTTGGGGGAACTTTGCTGTGATCCATAGACAATTAAAGTTGTTGTTCCAGCAGATTGAGCCGCCGATGCAATTACCCTAAAATATCGGGCTGATCCTGTATTAAATGTTACTAATCCAGTAGAGTTGATCGTGTTTAGACTGATGTTTGAACCATTCAGATATGCCATTGTATACCAGTTTGTTGCATCATTTGAATACTGGCCTTGATAATACAATCCAGTTCCGATCGAACTACACTGTACCGATATTTCTTTAATTGCAGAACAATCAATAGGCCCAATTAAAACCGTGTTTATTGCAACAACGCCAGTTCCAGTATAATTAAAAACCTGACTAGCCGCATTATTCACCGTTGCCGCGCCGAGCGAGTCGATGGCAAGCGTGTTCGCCCCGTTGACGATCTTGGTCGTTTGCGTCCCGTCTGTCAGGTGACCGAGGGCCGTGATCTGGGTGGATTGATTTGCCGCTGTCGCCGCACCCGTAGGCAGGGGAAGCGCGGAGGCCGAGACTGGCTGGGTAACCGCTGACCCGTCCACCTTGACGGCGGTGGCATTGCCTCCAGCCAGCGATACGGTTCCAGATACAGGAAGTGGGTTGCCAGTGTCGTTTTTAACCTCCACTTCAACAGACGAAGCCACCGATACAGGAACGGCGGTTGCACGAAGTTGCGTGTCGGTGAGCGGCTGGGAAAGGCCTGTGTTGGCAGTGACCGTTCCTGACACCGCTTGCGTTGCTGGGAAATTAGAAACCGAAACCGAGGTCTGCGGATTACTGACCGTAACCGTCCCCGAAACGGGCTGGGTCTCGGGGAAATTGCTGACCGAAACGCTCGTCGGCCCGTTGGTGACCGTAGCCCCGTCATCATAATAAATCGTCAGCTTATCCGAGGCACCGGGGGCCGTCGCCAGCGTGATAACCGAATTAGCCGCCTGCGTGTAGCTGGAAGCCGACGGGCCTGCCATTGAGTAGAGGACATTCCCTGTGGACGCATCCGAGATGAGCAGGATCTGGGACAGAGGGACGTTCACCCCCGTAAGGGTGACGGCAGATCCGCTGATGGAGTAGTTAGAGGCGAGTTGCTTCATAGTGCGATTGAAAAAGCGATGGCGCGGGTCGTGGCGGTGGCAAGGGCGGTGGAAGCGGCTCCAGCCGCATCAAAGTCCGTAGATGCCTGATAAGCCGCAGAGCCAAGAGAATTGCCGCCGACGGTCAGGGATGAGAAGGATGCCGAACCTACGGAATCGATGGATGCCGCTCCATTTGCAAATGATGCAGAACCGTCATAACGAAGTTGCCCTGCACCTTGACTACCACCAGATCCAGCACCAGCCCAATAAATCTCATCGTATGCAATGATGGCATTCACCGATATGTCGCCAAAAGACGATTGATTGAGTACGGATAAAGAATTAAAAGTAACATCATCCGTCGTATTCAGCGACTGATCGAAGGGATTTCCCGTCGTGATCGCTTGCCATCCCGCATTCTGACGGGCGTATTGGCTACCATCAGACGGGGCGTCACCGATGGGAGTGTATCCCAAGGCAGATTCAATATTAGCCGCTGTGACGTTTGCATCAGATCCCGGGTCGCCCTTTGGCCCTTGTGGGCCAGTATCTCCTTTATCCCCTTGTTCTCCTTGTGGGCCTTGTTCTCCTTGTGGGCCTTGTTCTCCTTGTGGGCCAGCAATACCAGCATAAACCTCAACGACAGATCCCCCATTAGGTGGGGTTACCTCAATGATGTTTGCTGGATTTGGTGATGTTATATCAACAATATTTGATTGAGTAGATATATTTACATCTACTAAATTAGAAGGAGCAGGAGATGTAATAGATACATTCATGCAAATGTGACTGACTCCACAACATCGCAAACACCCTTGATAATATGATTCACTCCATTCAGAGAAATACGGATATCGTATTTATAGCGATCTGGCGGTATAGATTCAGAAGATGATGCCGCAAGGCTAATTCCAACATACCCATCTGTAGCTGGATTATGTTTTGTAATTGTAAAAGAAGCCAATGATGATGTGTTCCAATCTTTCTTAATCTCACCAGTTATTGTAGCAGAAGTAAGATTAACAGGATTCCCATTCACATCCTTGTAGATAAAGCTAAACGAAAAATCACTTCCCTGCTCAATGGCACAGCTATCAGTAAGATTGAAAATGCCTGCGGACATAAAATTATTTGTAATATAATAAACGCAATCTAGTCAATAGAAAAGCCCCTCCAGATTTCTCCAGAGGGGCTTTCTTTTGAGTTAGACTACTCGATTAAGAGTAAGAGCATCCCGCGAAGCTCAAATCATAGGGGCAACGCTTGTGGATCACAGCGCGACCAAGATAAGGAGCAATCGGGCGGCTACCAGACTGGAAGATTGCCAGCCAGCGACCGATCTTACCGAGCGGGTTGTTCACGGCATCACGGATGTTGAGCCAGAAGAACTGTCCGCTGTAGTAGTACGGATAGTCATCAAACGGCGCACC